GTTGTCCATAATCTAAACTCCATCAATGAACCGCTAAGTGGTGCACCAAACTCTGCGCTACCACTACCACCTATAAACAAGTGACCACTACCTGACCAACTACCATTATAAGAATGTGAAGCCTCAACGGAACCATCAATCAATAAACTATTTTTAGATTCATATTGTAAATCACTTCTACCTGAATCATATTTTTTTACAAATAATTCATAATTGTAGGCAGTAGAAACATCATCACTAATATCATCATCCAATCCATAAGCAGTGCTGCCTGTGACTAAGGTTAGATTATCATAAAAAACAGTATCATTTTCTCTTTGATTTTTTAATCTTAAAGATAGGGTAATTGTACGAGGATTACTAACCGTTCTTCTAACCTGTAATCTTTTGAAATCTGTTGTTATATGTTCAAAATCTGTTTCAGCGAACTCCACCACATTTTCAGCTGAATCTAATTCGAATAATTGTAATTGTACCTTAGCGTCACCTTTTTCCATATTATTACTAGCGCTAGCCGCTACCTGAGCTGAAAATTCAACCTCCTTACCTAAAGAAGCTGATATGAATGATGCGCCAACGCCTTTATGATTGAGAGTAAAAGAATCCTCTGCGGTTGCCGTATGTCTAAGACTAAACTCACTTAGTTTCTCAGAACCGCTATGTGATGTTAAAGTTCCGTTTCTTGCACCATCAGCAAAAATAGTGCCTGCTAATGATTGTGTAAAGGGTGTAATATGGTTATGTGAGATAATCTTTTTTCTTAACATCACCGAATAAAAATCATTATCATAAATAGGTAACAACGAAGAACTAATTTCTTTATAACCGCTAGAGCCAGATATCATAAAAGAAACGAATCCTTTATTGTCAATAGAACCATTATCTTTTAAACGTAATGCCCATTTATTATCTTTTTGAACTAAAGTCTGATTTGAGCCTGTTGGAGATTTGAACCTTATCTCAACTGTATGAGGTTTGACAGAATTTACATTCTCCCACGATGATGATACAAATTGCCCACTTTTAAAATCTAATGATTTTGTAAACTTTTTCTTAATATCAAACGTAGCCTCACTACCTGAAAAATTAAGACCACCATATTCTTTAATTCTAAGTATTGTGGAGGGTACTCCATAACAAGCCACCAATGCTTTTAATGCCTTAGCAGTACCTTTTGTTTTTAGGAAGTATGGTATATTTAGTAGTATACGTTTCCAAATTTCTTTCTCAATGTCTTCTTCTGCGGTTACTGAATATGTGGGATAGGAAGAACCGCTTGGATTCAAACCTAATTTATATTGTGATAATTCCAATAAGTCTTTACCAGAATTCAATTCCCATCCATACGACTTAGCTAAATCATAAGCTAAATCCTTTGCTAATCCCTCTGTAATTTTTTGTCGTCTATCCGTTACGTCACTTAATGCTTTTATATAAACCCATATCTCATCAAAGTATTGACCAACCATATCCATAAATCTTAAAAAAGTTTCATTCTCAGGATCGGCTTTGACGTGTTCGGGTAGTAAATTTACTAAGCGTGTCGGGTTACCATCATCATATAAGGAAGCGGAATCTGTATTAAGACTATACCAGTTTGTGGCTAGGGATGATGTTGTATTAGCAACTCTATATGGATTAGCCAGAGTGCCTGCGCCAGATACTTTTGGCCACGCTGTATCGAAAAACTGACCTAAAGAACTTGTAGAAGCTGAAGAACTTTGTTGATACAAATATCTTTCATATCCGTCAAAATTGTTAATAACCTCATCACGTTTATTCTCTATGCTTCTAATATCGTTATCACTTCCACTAAAAGATAATAATGATTGGCTCTCCTCACTATAACTTTGAATGGATTCTAACTTTAATTTGAAATTTTTAACTCTTTCATTAGCAGAACCAAAGTGGGTGAAATTTTCGTAATTGTTATAATCTATGTTTAAATTAACTGAGGTGCTACCACTTAATAAATTATTTCGTAAAGTGTTCTCAACAAATGTAGAACCTGAACCAATTAGGGTGTTATAATTTTTAAAATCTGTAGGTCTCTTTTGAACAGGACTTTCTAAAGAGTCTTTGTTAGGTTGTCTTAAAACAAAATCACCTAAATCAGATTCTTGAAATTCTACTAATTTTATCTTTTCAACAATAGGTGGTATCATTTCCCTTACAACATAGGCATTATCCTTTAAGTTTACAGATTCATCAATAGGTTTATAGGTTTTATAAATAATTGAGTTAGGTCGGTTCGGAAACGTATTAGTATCAACTTCATAATTTACCGCTAGCGAAGTTCTGTCATTTCCGAAACGCAATAGTGTTGTAAAATCTTTTATATTTTGAAATTTTTTCTTAATAACCCATTTTGGTTTTGCTGCGGTATTTGTAACCTTCACACCAGCTAATATTTTTCCATAGTTATTTATCGACCTATCGACTATAACTTGGGTCGGACTAATATATTCAATTATCTTTCCTCTGTAGGGAGAAAATATTCCGTTTTCAACAAATGCTCTGTTTACATCTGGCTCAACTATTTGTACAGGTAGTTCATAAACTAATTTTAAATTTGGATTTGTTGAGGAAGACGCGCTTACACGTATTATATACTCACCCAAACCACTCCCATTTTGTTCGATAAAAAATATTTTTTCAAAACGATTGTTATTGGATTGGTCAGAATTTACTATATCACCATTAGGGTGAACAACGCTCCATTTGTATGTATCGGGCGTTTCACCCTCAATGTAGTTTAGCCTTAATTCAAATGTGATTGGAAATGACTCCGCTTGTTCTTCATTTCTTTTTGTAGCGGTGCCATAAACAATACCATTTACTAATCTAACATTTTTAGCATTTGGGTGTTCGGAAGTTAAAGGTATTAATGCACTATTTTGTATTAGGTCTAATGAGGAATCGGTTTGTCCTCCTGTATTACTTCTAAATGATGGATATTTAATTGGCATAATCTTTAACCCCCATCATCCACTTCATTTACGGCTCTAACAAAACTTAGTGACGAATTAAAATTATTAATCGCATCATTAGTTCCTTCATCTCTCCAATTAGGTATGACCATAAAATATTGTTCTTTTTTTGCTGTCAACACTCTCTTTTTTAAACCATAGTTAAATGTCACCGCAACCTCAACGTCATAAATGCCTGGTTGTGTAAATTGTATTAATGTCGAATAAAGTTTATCTTTAACTGATAGTATTCCATCACTAGACACGACCCTAGCTCCATTATCATCTATGGTGGTTGGTAACCCAGCTGCATCAATTAACAATGGATTTTTATACGCACCTTCGTTTCTTGAGGTGAATTTTAGATTGTTAGTTAACTCAGCGGGTAGTTTTGATATCTCACTATAAAATTTTTTTATGTCGGCTTTTTTAGTCACAACATTCCCTGCGAATGCATTGTTATCAGGCCTACCTAAATTTGTAAACTTCCATTCTATGGATTCTGGTTGTAGGTCGGTTGAGGAATCAACAAAAGCTGTAAAGTAGACGCCATTTTTTTCAGCACCTTTAAGTGACGCGAATCCTCTACCTGTGAAAAAATTATTTCCACCAACTCCAAAAACCTCTGTAGCTAGTTTCTTTTTACTATCGCTATTACCGCTATGAGGAAACCTCTCAAAATGCATTTTATACATTTGGTCAGTTGAGGTTATTTCATTTATCACACCATTTATGTTGTAAGTTATAAATTGTCCTATTGGGCCTCTGAGAAAAAATGGTCTATCGTTTGTTTGATTCAGATTTCCACCAGCTATTTTAGGAAATGCAACACTTTTATCTCCTTTGGGTAAACCAAAACGTGGTTTTGATGTTAGGAAATAATCTGGTGCGAAATCTATTGTATTCTCAACATCATTTCCGTGAAAGTACATATCTTCTATTGATATTTCTGAACCCACCATATCTGGTGTGAACCCAACATCGTTACCCTTTAATTCTAAATTTAATAATGTAGAATCACCATCACCCACACCACCATTTGGCGTTAACCCATCCAATCCTTTTCCTAATGATACAAAATCAAATCCCTCACTCAATCTTAATGGGTTGGATGTGATATAGGTATTGTCCGATTGTAAATTTTCAAAATCACCTAAATATTTTTCGTTTTTAATTCTTAATGGAGCTATTCTAATTTCTGTTCTATTACCTGATATTTGGTGAATGAAGAATTTATTATCTATTAATTCTAACTTGCGATTAGTTCCATCACTAGCTATTATCTTACCAAAGGCATCAAACTCAAATGGCCCATCATAAATGTTGGATTCTTCATCAATCAATAATTTAGATTCTGAGCCAGCTAACTCTCTAAAAAAATTATATTCAACTTTATACTCACCGCTTTGATAACCTAAAGACCTCAAGTCACCACCTGGTTTTAATTCTATGTTCCCATCATCAATGCTAAAATTTTCATTAGTTATTTTATGTGATTGTATAAAATTATCATCCAAATCATAGATGTTTAATTCTATAAAATCTCGTGGGTCATCTCCAAAGGATGGTTTGTTGTAAGAATCAAATTGTCCTATTACGCGTGATTCACCCTGCTTTATTAAGTCTAAATCTTTTTTATTAAATCTGGTTCTGTTTTCTAAAGGCATTAGTATCCTCTCCCACCCTCTGCCCTACTAGGCATACCACCATCATCTTTATCTTTATATCTGTTTTCAGCCGTATCAGATTGCAGTTCTATATCCTCAGGCGTTGTTGCATCATCGGAGTTTTGTGTGCCAGTAGTTGAACCTCCGCTAGTCTGTTCGCCAGTTTGATTCGTCTCTGGTAAATCAGAAAAGTAAAATGGCATATTAGCACCATTTGGTATAACCTTTAAATCACTTAATCTAATCCTAATGATAGGTATATCGTCCGCTACAACTCCGCCGGTAAAAAGTATATCCTCATAAGATTTAAAAATTTCAATATTCAAAAAGTTTCTTTTTTTATTACCATCTAAAAGATATCTTTGCGATAAATCTTTATCTGATATTATCATACCATTTTGTAATTGAATTGTTTGTTCACCCTCATCTGGTAAAGGGTCAATTGTGGCTAAACCCAATGCCCCTCCACCAATCGATAATGAATTTATATTTCTATTTATGATTCTCTCAAGCGTTACATCATTTCGATATCTAACAGTAGTAGATTCGTGGTCAGGTGGTGATTGTGTATTAGGCGGGCCAACCACTAATATTTCGGATGGTGAATTTCTTACTTGACCTATCATCGACTCATCAACTTCCTCCTCAAATGAAACAAAAGTACCTGCGGAGTTTCTTACTGGACGAGATAAAGAGCGAGATACAACACTCTCACCATAAGCAGTGCTTATCTTGTCGTAGTAATCCCTTTTGTCTTGTTCTCTTAAATTTTGAAAAAAATCATAAGACTGAAGCTCTTCATTTGTGTAAGGCATTTATTATCTACTCACTTTAAATATGAAATCATTGTCGATAAATTGGTCGGTTCTGGTAGCTCCACTTCCGCTAACAACTCTGTATAAAACTCTGTAGTGTCTTTCGGGTTGGAACGCATTCATATCCAATCTGAAGAAATTACCATTACCATCACAACTTAAGTGCGAGCCTGTGCCAAATCCAATTAGTGTGTCCTCTGAAAAAGCATCCCTTATTGAATATTGACTGCCGCTTGGTAAAAACTTTACTGATAGATTTTGTGAGCCTGTTGAAAAAGTTTTAGCTGGAAATCTTTCTCTACCCACAACTCTTAATTTTACTATGCTATTTTCTTTATATTCTTCTCTAAGATTTTTCATATAGATTGTAACGTTATCTACGTCATCTGCTGATAATGAACTTAATGAGCCAGTATCGAATGTTGAGTCGTCCCATTCAACTTCTAATTTTGGTGGAAAAATAGTATGAGTATCGCGTGAGAAAAATTTGAATTGTCCAAATCTATCTGTGTTACCCTCCTCAACATTTGTATCGGAATTACCAATACTACCGCTTCTTTTGACAATGAATCCATTGTTGTGTAATACGACTCCATCGTGAGAACCTGATAACCAATGCTTTACTATGTCAGTAACATTCATTCTCATATCTGATGTTTCGTGGTCGAAAGATTGTGATGCCTCATAAGTGCTACCACTTACCCATCTACCACCAGCGCTGTTACTACCACTAACCCATTGTGTACCTGTAGTTTCTCCATCTCTATATCTCCAACTACAACCCTCTGTTGTCTCTGGACTATCGCTCAATTTACCCTCTCCCTGCACCCAACTTTGACTTATTGGATAAGCGTACAAGGATTGACTTGTAATTAGTTCTGTTGATGCTGCGTCGAATAAATTTAAGAAATAATTAGCGTCCGCTGGAATTGTTCCGTTAACCACCGATGAAGATATATTAGCTATATCAAATTGAATAACAACTCGACTTACATTTATGGTCTGACCAGAGTCATCCATGTCTTTTCTGATTTCTAATATTTCATCTAAACCTGTATTAACACTTTGGGTGGCTTGACCCTCATATAAAGTTGAATCTTTTTGCGCGAATTCAAAAAAGTGCATTTTAGTCTCCTTTAGTAAGTTGTAGTGCCAATATTATTTCCAACTGCTCTACCCTCTATATCGACGTTTGGAAACTTAACTTCGAATATTGACGGGTCTAATGAGGGATAAATAATACCATCTATTGTTGCATCATTTATATCGTATAAGTTACCTGAATAACCACCTGATTTTTGAAATTTGTTTTCTATCAATATAGGTAAATTGTTTGGGTTATTGTCTTGTGGTGGAACAATTGAACCAACACCATCAATCAAAGATAACTTATAAGCTAAATCTGTTAAAACTATTGGTTGGTTTATTTGCCATCTATCAATATCAAAAAATCTTTTAACTTCCTCAACACATCTTAAAACAGCATCATTTTTATTAAAACCGACTTTTGTTACAACGGAAAATTTTACACCGATGTTAATCACATATGGTGTTTTAATATTTACTGCATCGGTTAACGACCTAAACGAACTTAAATAGGTTTTTATATTTTCTTTCACCGCACGATTTACTGGCACTAAGTTATTATTTTGATTGTAACCCAAAACATATAAATTTAAAGCTAATGGATTAGGAATTCTCTCTGATATTGCCTGAACAGTTTTTCCAATGTCTTCCTCAGTAATGAATGCTTCTGATTCACGCGCTTGTGGTGATTCATTCAATTGGTCATCTTGAACTATGTAAGCTTTTGCTACATTCCCATATCTTGGGGGTAAAGCATAAACCCTACCTATGTAATCTTGTTTTGTTACGGCTCTGTTTTGTGCTTGAAAAAATGCTTTTGTATTTTCTCTTATCTCCTCAACAGTCTCCGCGCCTAAACCACCTTTGGTAGGATTTGGATTATTTACACCAACCGACTCCTTAGCAGTCTGAACTTGGGTCGAATCTAAATTTGAATCCTGTATAGCAAAGGTTATGGTGTTTATTTGGGTAATACTATCTTGTGGAGAATTATCCTGAATTCCACCACCGAAAGAATATTTAACGGTCAAAGTTGTATTAGATGGAGCTAATCCATAAGCGCGCGTCTTCAAAAAATTTGATGGGTCAAAAGATGTTTCTAAATTGGAAACGCCACCAGGTAATGATGAACCAACAGTATCAGGATTTGGTATAATCTCCTCATCTGGATTATCCGACACACCCGCTCCAAATCTCAATTCTGTAAAATTATCTGAACGATAGTAAGTAGTATAACGGCGAGGGGTTTTTACAACTTTCAGTAAGTAAGGTGCATCGTCCTTAAATTGACCTAAGTTTCCATCAGCATCCATACTATTTTCTACATCTTCAAAAACAGTTTCTTGCGCCAAAGAATCAACCTTCGACCAATTATTACCATCGTTATCGGTGACGCTGATAATTTCAATCACCCCTTTGTTGGCTAATTTTATCCTATCAAATTTTTGTGCATCGGTAAACGTAAATTGTTCCTCAGTAATATTACCACTCTCTATCTTACCAGTTTTTTTCAAAAGATATTTTGTTGGCAAATTAGTGGAGTCATCTTTTTCAAATATGTCTATTGTCATAGGACTTAGTGAGCTACTAAATTTAAAATTGACATCCTCCATTGTTCTAAATATAGTGCCGGTGGTTGTTGATGAGACTAATGAATTTTCTTTGATTGTGAGCGCAAATCTCATATCTGGTTGTACATCACCCTCACCACCAATGGCAGGAACTAATTGAAAGAAATCCAAATCACCACTAGAGGGTGAACTTAGACGAGGTTTATAACCAAAAGTTTGCGCTAAAGCGAACAAAGTTTTTCTCTCCTCTGCATAAGCCAGTAATGATTCTTTAAATTGATTGTCTATGTAATATGATAGTACATCTCCGACATAAGCGGCCATTTCTATGAACATCATTCCTGGTGATGCTTCATTGAAATCATTATAGTTATTTGGGAAATATGTTTTAGCAAACTCAATCAAAGAACTTCTAAATGAAGAGAAGTCTTTGTTTAAATATCTAATATCTTTTTTAACATCGGTTTTAGTTGCCGTATATGACATATTTATCTCCTATTAATACCCACCACCGCCTGTGGCGCCACCACCACCACCGATACTACCAGCAGTTGACGTTCCACCAAAACTCACAGTAACCTCCTCTGAGTCTTGTGGATTGTATTTTAAACTTATTGTTAATGTAACGTATAATATATTTGGATTATTATTATCCTGAAAAATTTTCGCATCGTCTAAATTTACATAAGGTAACCAAGTGTTGAAGTCTTCTGTGATTTCGGTTTTAACTCTTTCCGCAAATTCCTCCACATCATCATATTGTTCAAACAATAAATTATGTAAATTAGAACCAAAGTTTGGTTGAGCGACTCTCTCACCTTTCATAGTTTTTAACAAATTAGCCGCGCTATATTTAGCTTGTTCTAAATAGGTTTGTGTCGATGAAAAGAAAGTAATATTATTGGATGGTTTTAACGGTAATTGCAATCCAATATAAGTATTAGGGTCTAAATCTTTGGCTAAGGAGCTCATTTTTTATCCATCGCTTTCATTAAAGCACTATAGTCTCGTGTCATAGCATTCACCACATCCTCAGGCACCGCATCTGGATTTACACCCTTACTCTTAATAGTTTCTACTGCGTTCATATTTCTAGCCACCTCATTTGACTCAACTTCTCTACCCATAGTTCTAGCCACTAACTCACCCATTCTGCTTGTGTCATATGTACCACCACCCATTGTTGGATATGGTGCGTTTTCACCTTGCGGAACACCACCTTTTGTTTCATTTAATATTTTGTTAAGAATTGGGTCGTTCACCAATTTCTTTTCTTTTTTTTGTGGTTCTTCTTTTTGAATTGTAACCGAATCAGATAAATTAATGGATTGTTTTTGTTCCTTAATAAATATCCTATTAACTTCTTTTTTGACCTCTCGTCTTACAATTTCAGAGATTATTTTTATAAACTGC